CCATCAGCCCGGGACATATTACGCTCAATATATGGGCTCGAAGCGATGGATCCGAATCGTCGCGGCAACGACCGGCGACTTCGACGCGGACGAGGGCGTGATCGTCACGGCCCTCGTGATCCGGACCGATGCGAAATATAAGCCCGTGACTCACTGACGAGCATGAACTCAATCGACCCAGGAGGTCAATGACATGGCAGGCAAGAAGAAGCAATATCCCGAAGCGATCACGGTCCTCGTCCAGTGTCGGATCGACAACGCTCGCCGCGAAGTCGGCGATCGAATTCTCGTCGACAAGGGCGCCGATGCGATCGAAGGCGCGACGGCCGAGCGGATGGTGAACATCGGCCGCGCCGAATGGTCGACGAAGGGAAAGGGCTCGAAGAAGGGCGGACCCCTGACGACCGCGAGCGGACCCGCCGGGAAATAGTTGACCGAGTCAAGAGACAGGGGGGCGGCGCCGATCCTTGCGTCCGCTCCCCTTAACGAAGGAGACCCCGATGAAAGTCTATCTGGAAGTCCTCCAGGACATGATCGTCCTCGGCGTGAAGAAGAAGAAGGGCGAGACCTGTCAGATCCCGAGCGACGTCGCCGCCCGGATCGTCAAGAGGGGACACGGGAAACTCGTCGCCCAGCCTAGCAAGATTAAGAAAATCTGATGTCCTTCGAAGACCTGGCGCCGCTCTTCGCGGATCTCGACATCGTCGACGTCACGATCGACGGCGGGACGGTCAAGGCTTACCTTGACGAGACGCCGAACGACGACCTCGGGATCTCGGGCTATCAACCCGTCATCACTTGCCAGGAGTCGGACGTCGAGGCCGTCGTCGCCGGGGACTCGGTCACCTACGGCTCGACGACCTGGACGGTCGAGAACATCATCCGCGAGACTCAGAGGGGGATCGGCGTCGCCCGGATCCTCATGAACGAGGCGGACCCGACCGCGGCGGCGACATGGTCGGAGGTCGCCGACTGGACCCTCGGGATCGGCAACGATATCGAATATATTCTCGACATCGCGACGAAGATCGCGATCACGGGCGACCTCTCGACGAACATCTCCTTCGGCGTCTTCGACGCCCGCAACGGATGGCGGGCTCAATATCGGAAGGACTGGATCGACGAGGTCATCGCGGGACCGACTGATGACCCGGACAACGACAAGGGCTTGACACCCTTCGCCCGGACCGAGATCACGGCCTCGGGCCTGGACCTCGATCACGACATCGGCCTCGACTCCGCGGGCTTCTCGACTCAGATGCTCACCGCCCGCGCCTATCTCGAAGGCCTGATCGGCTCGAAGGTCAAGACGGTCGCCTATCCTCTTCACCGTTGCGACGAGATTACTTTTCAATATCTCCACGATCAAGGCTTCTTAGGCGCCCGCGACGGGATCCCGCAAGGATATGACGGCGTCTCCGTCAATCTCCTCGGCAAGTATGACCAGGAAGACAACTCGAAGAGCTGGGAGAAGCTCCTCCCCTACTCGATCCCGATCCCTCAATATTTAAGCTCGTCACACCTGGACGACCTGGACGAAGCGGGGATCGTCGCCTTCCTCGGCGACACGGCGAACAATCAATCGAACCCCGCCTCGACGCTCTTCGGCTCCTACACTTCACTCCTCGATCAATGGAAGGGGAACAACTCCTTCGTACCCTTTTATCATCACAACGAACTGTCAGAGGATCAAGTCCGCTGGCTGATGGAGACGATCGTCGGCGACGGCGACTTCTGGGTCGCCTCGTTCGGAGAGATTCTCTCCTGGGCTAAATTGAGACATAAACCGACCGAGGCGGACGCCTTCATCTGGGAACCGCGGACGGGTCACGCCGCGAGCGATTACGACGGCAAGCCCTGGAACGGTTACAAGGCCGCCTTCGCCTTGACGACCGACGACGGCGAGGAGGAGAACTTCACCGAATACCTCGGAATATGCGAGACCCTCGGCGTCAACTTCACGGCCTTCGTCATGGAAGAAGGCGCCCAGCATGGACTCTCCGAGGCCCAGATCATCGCCCTCCATGACTCGGGCTCTTGCGAGATCGGTCTTCATGGGACGCTTGAGATGATCAGGCGCGAGGCCGCGACCTTGACGCACAAGGGGACCGCGACGCGGATCGCCGCCGAGCTCGTCGACGAGTCGGGGACCCGTCACCTGAAATTCTACAAGGACGTCTCCTGATGCCTTTCGCCGGTCGCCCGCTTCGGATAACGGTTGACGGAGACGTCAAGGAGTTCACGAAGCGGATGACGAAACTCCAGAAGAAGATCGTCCCGAAGGCGACGGTCGCCGCGATCAACAAGACGGCCGCGAAGGTCGTCTCCTTGTCGATCCGCTCGACCGCGAAACAGATGAGCCTCCCGCGGAAGGTCCTGAAGTCGAGGATCTATCTCTCGAAGCGAAGCCGAGCGACCCTTCGCCGCCCCGTCGCGACGGTCCGGATCAGTGTCGTCTCGGTCAACTCCGCCTCACTGATGACGCCCGGGAAGCGGAAGCTGATGATCACCAAGACCCACGGGCCGGTCAAGAAGCGGCCGAAGCGGGTCCACGCCTTCCGCCGACACGCTTATCCGAAGGCCTTCGTCGGCGTCGGCGATCACAACAATACAGTCATATTCAAACGCGAGACGGCCGCCGCCGACTCCTCCTTGATGGCCTTCCGCGTCAAGGTCTGGCCTGTCGCCTTGCGGAAGGTCCGCCGCTTCGCCAAGAATCGCCGGATCTTCCGGCATGAATGGGAAGCTCAGATGAGACGCTTCGGAGTTAGCTAGATGTCACACTTCCGAAAGCAAACAAGAGACGCCCTCGTGACCGCCTTGACGGGCCTGACGACAACGGGCTCGAACATCTTCAAGGCGAAGGCGAGCGACTTCGAGCCCGCCCAGATCCCGGGCTTGAATCTCATGACCTCGGCCGACGAATGGGATCCGGAAGTCTCGGCGCCGGAGTATGACGCTCGCGACCTGGCGGTCGAGATCGAGATCGTCGTCAAGAAGGAAGACGGCCTCGAAGACCTGATCGATCAGATCGAGGTCGAGGTCTTCGACGCGATCACGGGCGACGCGCCGCTCGCGGCGCTGGTCAAGCGGATGAAGCTGATCTCCTCGGAGCTTGAAGTCTCCGACGATCAGGAGCGGAAGACCGGGAAGCGGGTCCTGACTTGGGCTTGTAATCTATATCACGATTCAGACGACCTTGAATCACTAGCGTAAGGAGACGACATGTCAACGGCTTCACCTTTTCACGGCAAGGACGGCGAGGTATACCTCACCGCCGTCAAGGTCGCCGGGATCCGGGAATGGACTCACCGAGTCGGCGGCGATGAGGCCGACGCGACCGCGGGCGGCGACACTTCGAAAACTCTCTTGATGGGCCTGGACGAGGGCGAGGGCGAGTTCGCGGGGATCTTCGAGCCCGACGACACGGGTCAGGCCTCGATCGTCCGCGGGACAGAGGTCGAGCTTCATCTCGTCCCCGCCGGGAACACGGCGGCCGAGACCGAGCTGACCGGGACCGTCCAGATCCGCTCGATCGATTACGACTGGAGCTTCGAGGGGATCCCCGGATTCCGATGCTCCTATCATGGGTCGCTCGTCGTCCAGGATATCCCAGCATAACGAGCGCCACATCGGGAGGTCACGATGACGCTGACACGAGAAGCGGCGAAGGCCGCAATGATGGAACATTACAAGGGCTATCTGGCGAAGCCCCGGGTCAAGATCGAGGTCCCCGAATGGCTGATCGACGGGAAGGCGCTCGTCTTTTATGTCGGCCCCCAGAATCTCCAGACGAAGGGCGCGATCCGGACGGCCGCGCTTAAAAGTGAGATTGAAGGGATCACCGCCTGCATGATCGCCCGCGCCGAGAACGAGGAGGGGAAGAAACTCTTCATTCCTCCGGATCGGTCCTGGATGCTCACCGCAGTTCACCCCGACACCTTCTCGAAGGTCGCCTCGAAGATCCTCGACGCCGACGCGACCTTCGACGGCACACCCGAGGAGGCCGAGGGAAACTGACCCAGGACGTCGAGAGGTTCGCGCTCTTCATGATCGCGAAGGACCTCGGGATGACCGTCGCGGAACTCACCCCGAAACTCTCGATGTCCGAGTTCAACGAATGGATCGCCTTCTATTCGATCCGAGCGAAGGAGCGGAAGAAGGCACAAGAGAAGGGTCGCCGCTAAGATGGCCGTCGAAGAGAAACTAAAAATAGGACTTCAGGACAACACGTCGAAGTCACTCAAGAAAATCAAGAAGAACCTCGGCGGCGTCGACAAGGTCCTCGGCAAGCTGAAGGGCGGATTCGCGACCGCGGCGGGCGTCGGCGGCGTCGCCTATTTTGTGAACAAGGTCATCGACTCGGCCGATGAAGTTCAGAAGATGTCAATCCGACTCGGCGCCTCGACTGAAGCGCTCTCTGAATATCGCCTCGTCGCCCAGAAGGCGGGGGTCGACTTCCGCACGTTCACGATGGGCCTCCAGAGGATGACCCGTCGAGTGAACGAAGCGGCGATCGGGACCGGCGAAGCCCGCGGCGCTCTCAAGGAGTTAGGCCTCGACGCGAAGGTCCTCTCGAAGCTCGCGCCCGAGGATCAATTCGAAGCGATCGCGGCCGAGATGGAGAAGATCGACGACGAGGGCTCGAAGGTCCGTCTCGCGATGAGGCTCTTCGATTCCGAGG